GGAACTCCTTGTCTAGGCTAATGTCAGCCGCCCTATGCGACTGTCAAGGTTCTTATGAATTATAACAAAAGAAAGGGCGACCCGAAAGCCGCCCAATCAATATTTTACCCAGTACGATTAGGCTCCCGGAGAACCGTAAACGCCAAGCGGGTCAGAAACGCCGAAGCTGTAACGCTCACGAGCCTTGTAGCGGACGTTGCCTGTGTCAAAGTCACCATCCATTGATGTTGACATTGCTGTACGGACAAAGTGCTTCATGCCGTTTGGAACATCGGTGGTCAGGAAGAACGCATCGTTGTCAGTCAAGTAGTGATTGACACGATAGCCCTGAGCGATTGAACCATTTGAGCGTAGTGCGTTGATGTCGTTATCGGCTGTGCCGACACGCAAGTCTGTCTGAAGCAGACGTGTTGCAACGAACATCAATGCTGGCGGAACGATGAGCTTCTGTGGGCGAGCAGCAATCAACAGGCCACGCTCGTCAACGAAAGCAGCAATGTTGATGACCGCATCTTCCAATGAAGTCTCATTCAGGTCAGCGTTAACCGCAGGACGGTTACCGTTCACACCACCTTGGACGGTTGGGTGAGATGTGTTGAACAGAGTAACACCATCGCCAGACTGGAAAGTGGTGAAACCATTGTTCAACAAAGAAGCTGCTTTGACTTGCTTTGTGTAAGCCATAGCGCGAGCAAGAGCCTTTGTGTAACGTGCTGAAAGCGCGTCATACAAATTATCTTCCATTGCTTCTTCAGTTACAGAGAAGCCCATTCCCACGGTTTCGTGGTTGTAACGGGCTGTGAAGGACTCTTGAGCTGAATCATATGAAATTGCAGAACCTTCAGGTTTGACTGGTGCAGCACCAAAACCTGACAGTTTTACTTCCTCCTCAAAGCTACGCTCTGAGTTCTCAGTTTCATAGATTTCTGCATGTTCGTTTTCGTACTTTTCGTACTCCAAACCAAACAATGCATTTAGACCCGGCAAAAGCTCCTTTAACAGTTGTGCGCGTGAAATAGCCATCAGTTACACTCCTTATGCTGAGCCAGTTGTTGAAGAGTGCTGATGGTAATTAAACTTACACACCAGAATCGGGAATGAAGTACCCTTTTCATCACCCTGATCGCCACCGAGATAATCGATGATACGAATTGGGTTCTCAGCATCTGTGCTGATTTCAGAAATGTCCAAAGCTACACGACTAATGTTTAGTGTAGTATTTGGAGCTGTCTGAACGAAAAGTGTATTCTTGCCATAGACATCGCCAACATTTGTTGGAGCGCCATCCGCTTGGATGGTGAACAACGCGTTAGGGTCGTCTACTACAAACGCCATTGCGTCAGACGCAACGGTACTAGCAGGCCATTTTTGTGAAAACACTTTTTGGCCTGAGTTAGGATCGGTGAATGAACACCCCATGAAAATACCAACCATATCGATGGCGGTAGAATCATCACCTGTAGCGGCCTGCTTCTGAATGGTTGTCGTTGTACCATTATCTACAAGCATGGCGACATCGCCAGTGCAGATATTGGTAGCGTAACCTGACAAAATTGGGTACTGGCGGAATACTTCCAAAGAACCAGAATCCAATTTACCAATCGGGCGCAGACCGAAGGGAGCAGCAACTGAAGACATTTAGTCTCTCCTTCTTAATCTACTCATTATTAACACGGTAAGCACCCACCATTGACTACTTACCAAACGAAGTTTTGGTTGACCTTTCAGGCTGCATCATTGGCATACGAGCGTCAGACTGTTTTAGGTAGCTGTTGTCTACCGCATCAATCTGATTAGCATTCATGCCATCATGTGCTTCCCTTCTGGAATCAACATATTCGGTTGAGTTCTCGCAAAGTAGCAATCCTCCAACCTCAACATTACCTTGAAATCGAGAATCGATATCAGGCAACACTTGTAATTCAGGATGGTCCTCTGCCTTAACTGGCGTCCAACCCTCACGAAATTTAGCCGATACATTGGTGTTGTCACTATTCCCCAAAGTCGATGTGCGAATCCAGCGGTACTCTACACCATTGCGTGATTCGGGGGTCGGTAACATGCCCGGTCTTTGCCAAGTTTTCTTACGAGCCTCTACTTCACGAGTCTCGCTTGTGCGTGGGGTTCTGTTAGACATTAGATGCCTCCTTCAAGAGTTGCGCCGCATATTGTTCTGCCGTAAGGCCAAGGCGCTTGGCGAGAGCGACTTGTGTTGAGGTTAATTGCACTCTGCGTGGTTTTTTTGCACTCCGCTGGGCGGGGGCAACCACGGAACCAGCTTGACGAACAGGTGCAGCCTCAACTTGCTGCTCATCAAACTTGTCTGGGAACCGTTCACGCATAGACTCATCTATACGCCGGTAATACTCATCTGCCTGTGTCTGTGGATTGATTCCTTGTTTTACCAAGGTTTCATGCACACCAAAGGCATAACCTGTCATTCCAGAGTCACTGCCAAACCATTCGTTCTCCGATGCCCACGCTTTTGTTTTTGCGTCTGGCTCCGGAACCTTTGGTTTTTTCTCAAGCTCTACAGGCATCTCCTGCTTTACTTGAGGCTTAGGCTTATAAGACTCTACCCTAAACTTTTCATTCTGAAGAGAGCTTAGCTTTTCTTGAGCATCAATCAGTTTATCAGGGTCGCCTGTTTCGTAGGCTTCCTTGTAAGCAGACTTAGCGCGTTCAAGCTCAGCCTCAACTCTACTTTTTGCTTGCTCCACCAGAACGCCTTCACCCTCTTCAAGGGTTTTACGGAGTTTCTGGTTCTCCTCAGTAATCTTGCGAGCGTAGTCAACCGCCTCGTCCTGAAGCCTAGACGCCTCTTCTTTACGGCGTCTCTCTTCATGGTATTCAAACTTTAGCTGTTTAATCCGTTTCTGGACGCTACCGCTGTATTGAGCGATTTCATCGTCCTCTGGGATTAAAGCCTCAGCTTCATCGGCGCGGCGAGGTTTGCCCTTGTCTTCATCTGGGGTGTCATCAACGATGTCCACCTCAAGTTCAGAATTATCCTCCAACTCTACCTCAATAGAGTCATCTTCTAACTTCTCAGCTGTATTGTTCATGCTCTTGCGTATCCCCTTGGGTCATCGATGACGGCTTCAACAGTGTCATCATTGATAAGACGGAACTCCTGTTTTTCAATCTTAAACCTTGTACCGGAATAAGAACGAAAAATCACAAAGTCACCTTCTTTACAGTAAGGGCCATTAGGAAACTTCTCAGTATCCTTATAAGCGTCTAGCCCAACCTTCACTACAAAACCAAGAACTGAAGCGGTCTGTTCCGCATTCTTCAGTGTGTCAGTTATGTAAATTCCAGATTCTGTTTTTTCTTTAACCTCAAGCGGCTTAATCAAAAGTTTGTAGCCAGTCGGTTCTGGCATTTTGCGGGCGATAGACTCATCAACCGTTTTTTCAGCAGAATACATTTCTGTTCCTTTTGCAGTGATTTAGGTTCACAGTACCTTGCAGGGTTTTCGCCCTGAAAGTCTCCACATTTACAATATAACTCAATTGAATCAGAAGCGGAAGTCTTATGATTCTTCGTACTTCTTTTGCAAATCGAGAATATCCCTTTCAATAAGCGCGAGAGCTTCCACTTTGCCAACGAGTCGAACATACTCCTCGTGGTTTCCGCATCCGCCACCGGCCATATGGTCAGCGATATCATTCAAATAATTCCTTATCTTGTCTTTTATAAAATCAAGTTCATTCATCGGTCTCCACCAAGTCCTTTGCCATTTCACGACCTAACTCTATACCCTGCTTAATATCTTCTCTTCGGGCGTTGTCGGTCTCTGTTGCTACCTTAACGCCAAGGCGAGCGCCCTCACGCTTTTCTTCTGACTGCAAACGATCCTTTTGAACCTCAACGTTTGAAGCCTTGGACTCAATATCGGCTTGAAGCTTGGCAATATCAAGTTGTTTTTTATGCTGGAACTCATCCTCTTTCAGCTTTAGCTCACGTTGTTGTATCTGGGTAAGGGGATCTTGCTGTTGCTGCTGGGCTTGTTTTTGCGCTGCCTCAGCCTGATCCTTACGAAGGAGTTTGCCTGCTGCTTCAGCAGAAAGTCTTGATATTTCTATCTCGACATCTTCTGGTAAAGGCTTTTCTTCGTCAGGCAACCCTACACCAAGATTCTTTTCTATTTCTTTTCTGTACTGCAAGGCGACATGCTCTGTAACGTGCGCTGCAAGAGACGCCTGTATTGCTCCAGCGAAAGGAGACTGACCAATAATTTCCATAAGCTTTGGATCTTGGGCCGCAGCCATGTGAACCTGAATATGCGCTTCGTGGTCTTGATACTTAAACGCCTTAACAGGTTCCTGTTTCAGAAGAGCCATGTTTTCAGTGACAGGGTCTGAAGGCTTGATGTCATCAGGAAGCTTAACAATTTCATCAGCGTCTTTAATGCCAAGTACCTCAAGCATCTGACGATGAAGTTTACCCATGTTATAAAGATTGGGTGCTTGCTGAGCTAACTGCATAGCAGCCTGATACTGGACAACACGCTGTGCCATTGTGGCAGCATTAGGATCTGATACAGGAATAACATCCACACGCTTATCAAAGTCCTGTTGGCGATTGAAGTCGCCTTCCATATCATAATTGTATTCTGGCGGCATATAGTCACGAACTACCTTTGCAAGAATACGAAGTTCGTTTTTTAAAGCCGCATGAAGACGAGCCTGAACACCAGACATGACCTTCATGCTTCGCTCCATAAGAGCTAACGTAGTTCCGACCGGAGCTTGCGGGTTGAGGTTTCCAACTTGTACATCAGCAACGGAGCCAATCCTTCGCCCCTCTTCCACGAGGTTTCCGAGCAACTGGTATAATACTGATGATGGCTCCTTGTAAGGAAGGAATGCAATCGAATCCCGAATCGCACCACCCGGTACGTCCACATCGCGGAACTCACCCGGCATGAGAGGCGAATCGTCACCTTTAATACGAAGCCCGCGAGCTTTAAGACCAGCGGGGAGGTTGCTGAGTGTGCCAGCGTCAATAAGCTGTCGAAGAATACTTGTGGCGCTTTTAGCAAGACCACCAATAAGATGAATAAGACCCGTTCCATAGAACCCAAGGCCCGGTAAGTATCTATAGTGAACAAAGTGCGGTCTTTTACGCTTTTTAATATCGTCTTCATACCAGTTTCTCCTTATGGACAAGATCGTCAAACTGGACTTATCTATGGTGACAACATACGGACGCGCCAAACCATCCGGATCATCGAAAGGCTCTGGCAGGTTAAGGTCAGCATGAACCTCAAGTATGGTGTGCCGATCATCGTCCTCAAGAACAGCAGTCTCACCATCAATCTCGTCATACTTTTCCTGAATATCAGAATAATCAGGCTCTGGGGCCGGAAGATCGACATCAAGATAAAAGCCAGCCACCTGAAGCTCTATTATTTCATTTTCTGTTTTCTTCATCACATGCGTGTAACGTGGGCATGTAGCAAGATCAGCAGCGCCGTAGGAGACGACAAAATCTTCTGCTGGCACAAACATGGCAGCAGGGCGTTCGTTGATAGGATCGTAATAAACCTTCTTGAAAGATGACCCAGCAAGGGGCAGACGGAAAAGCATCTGCTCTGTTTCATCGCGGTACTCTGTCATCTCCTCAGTGAGAAGATAATTCATTTCCGTTTCTACACGCTGCGCCTGTTCCTGTTTTTCAAGATCCACTTTCCCCATAATCTTTGTACGGACAGGTCCGGACGCAGGAAAAAGTTCTCCCATTGCTTGGGCTTGGAACCGGACAACGGCTTCAGTAAGAACTGGATGGAAAACACCGGCAGCACCGGCCCATGGCTGGGTTCTTTCTTCAATCTTCATCCCCAATAGGTCAAGACCCTTGACGTATGATCGCGCCCAGTCTTTTCTGGATTGTCTGTCAGCAACAAAATCATCAACAAGCTCGGATGCCAAACCCTCTAGCTCACCTTCTTCAAGATACTCAGCTAGGTTACTGTCGTGGTCAGGGCCAATCATGTCCTCAGTCACATCACCTGTGAAATCTATGATCATTGACTCCCCTTCAGATGTAATACCTACAGCGTCAGGATTAACAATCTCAACCTCAACTTCATCTGTATCCTCTATGTCGAGATCAGAGGGAATCATTTGTTTTTCCACAGCCATGCCAAAATCCTATTGTTTGTATAATTTTTTCATAATAACAGAGTAACGGTCTTTTTAGTAGTATTCTACTGGCCTTCTGTAAGAAGGCTCATCGTCCCATTCATCCATAGAGCTTCTAATCCATCCTCCCTGACGGAATCTCAGCAATGCCTGAGTGGTGGAATCCACCAAATCGTCATGCTCCCCCGCAGGGAATGACGCACACTCCTCAATAACTTCATCAGCCCACCTAGTTGCGGGACACCATATCACACCAGAGGCAAAAAGATCGCTGACTGCGTTAACTCTGGCTATCTTATCCTGTCCACGGGAGGGTGTAAACTCCGTAACTGGTATTCCCATGGCCCTTAACTCAAAAATAAGCGGAGAACCGGCAGCTTTAGCCTCAACAATCATCTGGTCAGGCTCAAATTCCCAATATTTGTCATAAGCAGCACGTTTTAGCTCTGGAAACTCCAGTTTTTCCTTGTATGCGTCCAAAAGAATAAGGTTTGGGACTGTTACCCCGTCCTCATTCGGCATATTGAAGATACCCCATGTGGTACAAGCGGAGTAATCCGCTCGCTGCGTTTTAAGGAACGCAGTATCCCAGCTCTGAATGATTGCTTCGCACGGTGGCGGGCTATCTTTTTCCCATTCCTGCCACCATTCTCGCTTTATCAAGGCTCCTTCTTCTGAAGTTGGGTCCTGTTGGTACTGTGCCGACCATTTAGACACCGGAAGTTCTGCTTTTAGTGCCTCTAACTGATCTGCGGGCCAGAACTCAGGCCACAAAGGGTCACCAGATGGCATAATAGCGGGCAACTCAATTACTTCCCACTCATCTGCGCCTGTTCTTTGGGTAGCTGCCTTAACAATCTGTCCGGTTAAATCCCTGACAGACCATCTTGTCATCACTACAATGATCGCTCCACCCGGTTGTAGTCTCTGACGCGGTCCCGATGTGTACCATTCGTATACCTTGTCGTAGACTTCTGGGTTGTAAGCCCCCAATGCCGCCTCCTGCTCCGAGTGGGGGTCGTCAATAATGAGAACGTCAGCACCTTTACCAGTAACTGCAC